ATTCAACGGTCTTTTTGTTTGGTTTTTTTCTGTTTCTTGGTGTTCTTTCAGATTTTGGGGTTTCAATTTCTGAAAATTCAACCCCGTCATCAACCCATTGGTTCTTTTTAAATTTCACCGGTTCTCTTCCTCTCTTACTGCTGTTAAGGTTTCTATTCATAGTAAAGTCTTCTTTACCTTCGTTTGTTACTGTTTGGGTTTCATGAGTGACCTCTGTCTGTTTTACTTCAACTCCCATTTCTTTACCAATTATTTTAAATGCTTTTTCAAAATTTGCCCTTTGTTCATCATCTAAAGATTCTATGAATTTAATCATGTCTTCATTATTCATTTTCTCTTTCCTTTTTCAAATAAGATTTCTGCTTTCTTTCTAATATTGTATTCTCTAGATTTTAAATTTTCAAGTCTTCCTTGAGCAGTTAATTTCCAGTCATTTATCTTTCTGGCTAGATCGTCATTTCTTAAAATTGTAGCGACTTTCGTTTCATGTTTTGCATACTGATCCCAGACACCGCTGGTTAATAATTCTGATATAATGCTTTGTAGTGAATTTTCGCACCATCGAATTACATTTTCACAACGGGCACGTTCTGAACCAACATGGTCTACGTACTGCATAAGTTGATATGCGTGACCAAAACATTCTTCTTGTGTAAGTTTATTTAAATCTTCCATAGACAGTGTTTCCGCTAAAGCAAATTCTGCATTAAATTTTGTTGGTGTTACATTCTTTGCAGTTATATAAGCATCAATACCATCCATAAACTCTTTTAATCTTTCAGCGGCTGTCAATTTGATTTCTCCAATCTTCTAATGACTCTGCGTAGTTTAAAACTATAAGATTAATATTATTTAATTTACACCAATCCTCTTTTATAAAGTCTCTCTTTACCGAAGTCAAGTATCCGGCTTTTGTTTTGTGAAAGAATGGCACAAATTCATAATGTTGTCTGCCATGTACTTCTATTCCTAATGATAGATTAGGAATTAGAAAATCTAAAAATAAAGCAGACTTTTTACTTGGACACCTAGAACCTGGAAGCTTCACTTCTTCTAGAATAGTATAACCTTTAAACATTTCTGTAAGTAAATCTCTTGCCATTATATGGTAGCTAGATTTTACGGTTGTGTCATCTTTTTTTACGATATATTTTGTAAGATTTAGATTATATTCACGCCCGTTTAGTCCGAGGACTTTCATAAGATTTCTTTTATCTGTTCGTATAGAAAACATTGTAACTCTTCGTTTTGTTCTATAAAATCTGAAAGTTTCGCCATACCCTGAAACTTGAATAATTTTTCGACTTCTTCAAGATTGTCTGGATTTTTTTCATATTTGTTTATAATAGATTTAATTGACGGGTCTGTTCTATTGTCTACTGCTGTTGTTATTGTGTACCAAGCGCCTGACTTCTTGATAAATGTGAGTTCATTTGCGATCTCACACAATTCTCTAATCTCGTCTATACCTGTTCCATATTTAATATATGATACGGCATTTGTCATGGGTTTACCACCAGCAGCGGAGGTTTTGATTATCCAGTTTGCGACTTGACCGACATCATTTCCAGACTCATCTGTTTCTTCCCACTTACCTCTGTGTGTAATAACCATATTAGTTCCTGCTTGGAACTGTATCATATTACCACAGTCAGCAAGTTTAGCAGGAGACCAACGAGAACCGCCAGTGTTCGCTATATTGTGAGTAATAAAGATAAGAATTGCTTTTGTTCTTGCTACATCATTACTAATACGTTTAAAGAACATAGACAAGAGTCTTGGTAGTTGCGCTCTGACACCACCTCTAATTTCTCCATCAAGTTCATCTTGTGGAACCATATTAGAAGCGGAGTCAATTATCGCAACAAGGTCTGGTGTATTTTTGACATATGTTTCTATTGCGTTAAGAAATGTTTCAGCAGATACAACTGGTTGATTTTCAGTTGCCTGAACGACTTTTATTTTACTTGGATCAAGACCTTTAATTCCAGTAAAGTTTTCTTTTGTAAGTCTACCTTCTGTATTAAAATAGAATACATTTTTACCTGCTGCTTGCGCTTTAGCTGCGAAGTATAAAGATGTTGTGGTCTTGCCGGTTTTAGGGTCGCCCGTCATGACAACACACTGACCTTCTCTTAATCCACCACCAAGTGCTAAGTCTAGCGCAGGAGAAATTCCTATAGTTTCAAAGTTTTGAAGGTCTGCTAAAACCTTTGCTCCTTCTTCTACAATGTCTCCGTATTTACTTATTATTTGATTACTAACTATATCATTATCAAATTTAGCTTTCGCCTTTTTCTTTGCCATTTAATCCTCTCAACTTATTTAAACTAGATTTTTTACCATATGATTTTTTTCTAGTTTGTGGTTTTTCTTGAAACTCTAACTCCTGTTTCTCTTTTTTATTTTCTTCTTCTATTAATTTCAATTGCCTTTTTATTTCTGGAAGTAACCTTTTGTTTTTTAAAGAAAAGATGTTTTTCTTTTCCATTACCGCTCTGACTACAGCTTTTTCTCCGTAAGTTTTTATTAAAGAATTTGCCGAGAACATCTGTTGCTTAAAAGTCCAATCCCAAGGTTTTTTATTCCAAAACTTAAATGTTAGATTGCCTTGGTTTTTATATTCTGCTAGACGTAAGCACATGAGTTCTGCCAGATATGCGGCACAAGTACAATAATCACCAGTTGTCTGGTGTTTATACTTGCTCTTTTCTGTTCTCTTTCGTTTTGTCATATATGATTGTTTCTTGGAAACAGTTTTCAATGTCATCTTCATACTCTTTTTCAATTATTAATTCAGGAACTAACCACATAGTCTTATGAATTTTTCCGCCCTTTACTTTACCTATAGTAATAGTATTTTTACTTTCAGCACCCAAGATGCCTATAATAGATTTTGCAAAATAGAGACCGTCTACATCTTTAATGTCTATACGCTCTCTATGTGATTTAAACTGTATACTTAGTTTATCTACAAATGTATTATGCTTTTCGCAGTATTCTTTCATTTCACTCCACTGGTCTGTATTCGTTATATAAAACTCCTGGTTATTTTTCAAGGTAATTATGATCCAAGTGGCTCTTTTGTTTTGAAAGAATGCCTGTTTCCATTTTACGGGATCTATTTTATGGTGGTCGTGCATCTTGTATCCGGTTTATTTCCTTTGTTAGCTTTCCTGATTTCATCTCCAAGTTCTGAAGCGGCTCTGGTCATAACAGTAGAACCCTTATGCGATGCAAAAAGGTTGTCTTTTTTAGTAGTAGTTTTATGTAACTTTTTTTCTCTTGCAACTGCTACATGTTTTTCAACAGTTGCTTTAGGTCTGTTTAACTTTTTAGCCAGTTCTTCTATTGTTTGTTCTTGATATTTATTTTCGATATAAAATTTTTCCACTTCTCCTAGCGGTCCTGTTTTAGCCATTATGAAAACTCCTATTAGTTTTAGTTAAGTAGATAGAATTGTTTGTTTGAAGGTAAGTTACATAGTGATCAAAAGTAGTCTTATCTACTTTTTTCATCTTTGTTTCTAAATATGCCTGTCTTTTTTGATAAGGTCCAATTGGGTCTAAAGGTAAATTTTCGTATGTAATAATAAAGTAATACTCATTGTTATTTTCAAATAATATTTTAGCGTATACTTTGTCTATGTCATTATCAATCTGTTTACCATTTTTATTAAAGTATAAATATTCTCTTGTTGGTTTTTTGCCATGTATAATAAAGTCCATCAATCTCCCTCCATAATATATTTTGCTTTTTGCCCCTTCGTCATATTGTTTATTTCTTTCAAAGATTTATTACCTTGTTTATGATACCAGGGTTTATCTTCTTTCTTTTTAGATTCACGCTTAATAGCTTCCATTTCATTGATTTGACTTTTATATTTCTTAGTGTTTTTATCAGCAAGTCCTCCTATTGTATCACTTCCTGCCATAAAGCTGTGGATGCCGCCGGTAACGACTCTAAATAAACCCTCCTCGTTACAGAGAGGACAAGTTGTTAGTTCTGCGTCTGTAACTTTCTGGAATACATCACTGACTTCTGCTCCACAGCGTTTACATTCATAATCATATATCGGCATTAATTCTCCAATCTATTTAATATTTGTCCCAATATACCATTTCTTTGTATATCACTATATCCTAGTCTACAAATACCAACACCTTTAAGGTCTATAAGTTTATCTATTATTTCTTCTAATCCACTTCTTGATCTTAGGTCAGTTTGACGAA